CTACAAAATTCGCACTAAAAAATAAACATACTTTTTTTGAAAAAAACACCTCACAATATCAGAAAATGGGATCACTCTTTAAGCATTCATCATGCTCATTATCATTTTAAGTTCAGGGTCAAGATCTTCCTCATTGTATGATATGGCTTCTCCAAGATTATCTTCACTTTCTTTTGCATTAGAAGTTAGATCAGCTTCTAAATCATCATCCAACAATGCACCTTTTGAACTGAAGTTTGCTATCTTTGAAAAAATGTCCAATACCTTAGCATCAGAGAAATCTTCTCTTATTTTCAAATCTATCTCTGCATGCTCCTTGAAGACTACAAGACTTGATTCAAACAATTTCCTCTTGCTTGTCGTTATTAAACTTGTGCTCGGCCCATCTATTGTTGAAGAAAGATTATCAAAAGTTGAATCTCCATGCTTAGATTTCTTGTACCAAGTCATAACATCTAGATTTTCATACAATGCCCTGTTCATCATGATATTTTTCTCAAGCACATCCTTCCAAATATCTGCCATAATGACATATAAGGGATTTATCATTCCTCTGGCAATATTTACAAAATCCATCATTTTATTTGCTCTGTATGTCTTACCAGCCATGTCCTGTTTCACATTGTTGTCCAGATTTGTCATTGAATCACTAAGAACAGTAGATAAACCTTTGACCTCACCATCCACAAAAAGTGATGACATTAAATCAAGAACTGATAACACAAATCTTGCAGTGGCATTGGAAGGATTCGTCAGGAATGCATCATGCTTTTCTATGAGATATTGCTCCCAATGGCTAACTTCATCTTTGGACATTCTCTGAATAGGCTTCTTCATGTTGTACATTTCAAAAGGAACCTTTCTTGTCTTCTTAGCCATTGCCTTTAAAGTTGTGTTTATGGAATCAACACTATGTAAAGAAGAATTGTTCTTGGCATGTGGCAACTCCCAATAAATTGTTGGAACAATAAGCTTGCTTTTGGGGTCTTTTAGAAATAGCCTACCACTCAACAAAATTGAGTCCCACATCATCTCATGGTTGACCACAATTGTTCTATAAATGTCATTGCCATCAACTGAAGGGGATAAATCCTTATTCCAAGATCCATCAGAGAATGCACTCTCCAAAGATTTAAATTCTGAAGAACCTTCCTTAAGTCTGCCAGCTTCTGATGATCTGAACAACAATACATAGTGAGTGTAAGTGTCATCATTTGAAGTCTTAATGCTCAATTTGATGGTCGCATGATCTTCAGAAGTCCCTATCTCATATCTCATAGTTTTAAACTTAACTCTGTAATTCTGATTCCCATACCATGAAGAAGATGCCAAGCTTTTCAGATTCTCTATGAATGTGTCCAATCCCAGTTTGAATCTAGGGAGAGATGTCAATATTTTCCTTTTATCTTCTATTGAGAAATCAATCCTGAAAGACGTGTGAGTGTCTCTGCTTCTAGTCAAATTCCTGCCAACATTATTATATTCAAAGTTTGTCCTGTGCAGACCTGCATGTTGATCATCATGTAGAAATATTGATGTTATTATGAAATCCTCAAATAATTGATCTTCATCATTCTGCCCTATTTCAATAAAGGTAGGTGTGTGCATGGTGTAGCATGTCTTTATCATGTCTCTTGTGGTGTTCAAGACATAACCGATTCTAGGATTGAACATCAACCAGTCAATAACATGCCTCTTTGAATCTATTGGCCCTCTTGAAGTCTCAGCATATATTAATTGTGCCTGAGGTATAAGAGAATTTATCCTTTCCATGGTAACATCTGTTTGATACATTGAATCCTCAGGTGTTAAACCATTTTGATCATTATCAGCAATTCCAATATATCTGTAATCTGGATGTTTGTTTGCAGTCGTCCCCATGTATCTTTCTGCTACTTCAAATCTTATTGATTTAGGGTCAATTTGAATGACTGTTAAATTTGTGCCAAATTCATAAATTCTTATCAATCTTCTCTTTGTAGCTTTGCCTCTCCCTTTCTCCTTTACACTCTCATCTAAATCATCTTCAAGATGATTTTTCTTCATGTCAGTCATCCACAAAAAATAGGATAGAATTTTGCATTTTGTCATCTCAGAATTCAAGTATGTTGCCAGTGCCTCAAGAGACTCACCAAATTTTGCCTTAACAGCTATTCTTTCCATAAACTGTTCCTTCATCCTGACCATATTATCTTTCTTATACATGAAATCTTTGAGAATATTCAAACTTATTTTCTTGCCTTTCATCTTGGATGGGAAGAAGGAAGAATCAGCAACGACAAGAAACTTGAAATCAAGACTGTGAGCAACTTCTTTGTATTGATCCATTATGCTTCTTGATTGTGTTCCTTTCTTCATTGGAATATCTAGTGACTCTGATAATCGGTGGATGATTGAACTCACAGTGAATTTGCTATATTGTGATCTTCCTGAGTAGTCGAGAACTAATTTCCCCATCTCTCTAGCGACTTTTATATCATTGAGTCTTCTATTCAAAGAACCTATCAACCCATTGACAGTTGGAGGTAATCTCATAAGCTTTGATTCAATCAATTCACCATCAACATGATAAGTTATGTTCCTTTCCCCAATCATATTGTCAGATTTGTCACTAATTTTCATAGTTTGATCATATTTTGATGCTGTCAGTGAGTTTTCAATTATGAACCTTGAATAATTATCAATGAGCTCATCAGAATCCATTAGACTTCTCACTGAAGAGTATCTAGTCCCTATTGGTGAAATAATTGCACTGACTGGATCTATTGAAGGCAATCCCATTAACTCTGGTGGAAGAGTCCACATATATTCTGCAGAATCTGTAGAGTTTTCATCCCTTCCATAAAAAACTGACCACATTCTATATGCATCCATAACCATGCACATTATGCATGCAGCAAGCACTGTTGATAAGAATATTGAACCCCCAAATCTGTGAAGATCATTAGATTTTGATATTGCTCTTAATAAATCTTCCCCTATGTTACCTGAAGTTTCAAGTGTCAGATATGCAAGCCCAAATTTCCATAATGAGACAATCGGCTCTGAATTCAAAAGAAAGAAGCCATTCATCTCTGACCCCTGCGATGATGATACAAATTTTCCAAGATTTTCAACTAGCCCACAGGAATGGTTAAAAGATGTGATGAAATGTTTTACACAATTGGTTGCTATCTTACTATCTTTCGTTGGGAAAGTTATACAAGTCATGCTATCATCACTAGTGACATAAGTTTGCCAGGTCCATTGAAGTTTATCTTGAATTATCTTGGATGCAAGTCTTGCCACAGCAGCATGTTGTATGCTCCCTATAGTCCCAGATATACCTTGTCCTGGCATGCCTTCAACTGGATAAGCCCAAAATGATCCCCTCGGACCATAAGAGTTGCCTTCGGACATCTGATTAAGCATTTCAGACATCACTCTTGCGGTTTCACCAATTTCCATAAGTTTTTTATCACCAAAGCCTAACTTTGTGAGCTTGTATTTCCCTTTGATTTTCTCTTTTACCATATTTCTTGTACTCTCCTTTAAATCAACCACTTGTCTCATTATTTCATGTGGATAAAGGACTTTCCTTGTGGATGACTTGTACAAAGAAAATGAGAATATGTCAAAAGTAAGGTCATCTGAACACATCACCATTGCAGTGAGCAACATACTCTGATTCTTCCTATTTGGGCCATATTTACTTTTATCTTGATTAATGTAGAGTATTTCTAAGTCAGAATTTGCCTCAACTGAGGATTCAAACCTTTTAACTGTTTTGTAAATTGTGTCCTCTTTTGCAGAATGAGTTATAAGATCTTCTGGAATTTTGGCACTCATCTTCTGTGCGATCTTCTCAAGAAGAAGATTCTCAACTCCCCATTCGATATTTAAGGTTGTTATCTCTCTGTCTTTCCCAGGAGCATCTTTTTCAGAATATTGACAAAGCATCTCAGCATCTTCAACATAGGGAACACTATTCAACTTCATCAACAAGCTATATTGGTCTAGTGTTTCTTGCTCATCCAACTCTGTGCCTAAAGCTTCAGCATCCATGATGTTTGGGTCTTTTGTCATTAGTCTGGTTATAAGAACACTCATTGCTGTTGCTTTTCTAACAGCCTTATTATCTCCAACATTATTAGCCTTGAGAGCTATTGATGATCCCTTTAATGTGAAAAGCTCTCCTATATCTCTGCCCACAAGACATTCCCTAGCTGTCACTCCACCAAAATCTATTCTCAAATCTGTGAGAGCCCACAATTCATGAAAGAAGTTATTTACAAAACTTCGAGAAGTCTTATCTTGGAGAATCCTGGTTGTGTAATCTTGGATATTGGACGCATGTTTCTCTATAATCTCAAGAAAATCTTCAAAAGTCATATTATGGGTTGTTATTAGTTCATCAAAGACAGCACTAGGCATGCCTCTATATGCTTCAATATCCTTGATTTTAATCTCATTCAGAGAGTCAATTTGATCCCATACAGCTTTAACACATGCTGCTTCTGATTCTACCCTAAATTGTTTATCTTTATTGAACACATTTGGTTTTATGTATGATGCTTTGTTTAGAATTGCTGAATTACTTGCAAGTAATAAGTCAGGTGCAACTGTGAAGACTTCTCTGTTACTTGATCGGATTGTGTTTAGATCATTATTCAATCGTATAATCAATGATGTTTTGAATAAAACTATCATTCTTGAAGCATAATAAACCTCCAACCAGGACTTGCAAGTTGTAAGCTTGATCTTGTCAAGAATCTGATAAGGATCGAAGTCTCTGCTTCCCAGAGCTTGATGAAGATATCTATAAGCCGTGCTTTGAACAGAGTGTTGTTGTCTGTTTATCATCATGAGTAAGACATTGACTGTGATCTCATCTTCTGCTATCATATTGATGTCCTTTGCGTCTCTAGTTGACATGTACTTGTCCTGATTTGAGTATAGATCCTCTCGAAGCTCTATGAGTGAGTGAGCCTTGAAAACTGCCTTGTGCATCAATTCTATTTCCCACTCAAGTTGTTGTCTATTAACAGAATGAAACTTGCTCGTCCATAACGATACATGTCTGACCTTTGAATCACCAGGTACACCAAGATAAGATTTTAATCTATAATAATTCATTGCATCATTTGACTTTGCACCATATAGAGGGTGCTCAGAAAAATCAGGGTTGCCGAATCTAAGCTTTGCCTCATTATAGGAACCATCTCTCCCAAATAAAGTCCCAGAATTTATCAATTGATTAGCTCTGAATTCAGTGAATGAGTAGAATTTTCTCCATGTTGTCTTGAAAGATGGTGATGTACCAGGGATATACCATACACCATAAAATGCATAATCCCCAGAATTAAGAGTGATTACAGAGTTTGCCGGCCTCTTCAAACCACAAAAGGATGTAAATGCTATACCTTGAATCGACATGGAATCTATAAGATTGAAGACTGTGCTACCAAAAAGAAAATTGCTCTCATAAACTGATTTGGATATGCATGGGGGCCCTTTCTTCAAGATTATCTCCTTGATCTTGTTCCTTTTATTAGATTGATTTATCTGCTGCCAAAGGAATTCTTCAGGAGTAGGAGTGAATGCAATCAAAGATTCGGCAATGAGATCCTCTGATTTTGACATCAGGTCATAAATAGGGACAAATTTCTTGTATTTCCCAACACCTTCTGACTTATTCTTTCGAGAAAAGAAAGTTTTGAAATTGTCATCAGAACTATATGATGGATTGAAAAGAAGCTGATAGAATTTTCTGGAAACCTCATGTCTTACTATCTTATACTCACCCTCATACTTTGTTAGATCATCAGGCAATCTCATGAGGCCTTCTTTGATCATGAATTCTCTCTCTGTGAGTTCATCTTCATCTTTATGGAATTTGTAAAACTCATTGACGACCAATCTTGCATAAGCCACAACATTCTTAGGAAAGTATGTCCCTGCAGATTGTTCCACATCAAAATCAGTGTCCCTTTCCTCAACCTTTGACATCTTATGCACTTGAAACTCATTGTCAAATCTAAATGTTTTGTGTCCTCCAGGAGCATAATTAGCAGAGAGTTCAGATGTGCTAACATTGACCCAAAGAAAATAATCACGCCCTATTGATATTTTCCTAACATCTTCATCAGAGAGATTGCATGAACAAGGTGGGTGAGTGACTAATCCCTTAGGGACACTAAGGCACCTAACTGAAGTTAGGGCATCATCCAAGAACCTGTGGGTCAAATTCTTCTGTTTAAGCCTCGAGTATGCCGTCTGATATATATTTATCGGATTTGTTAATCTTCCATCTATGATTCTCGTAATGGAATCTTTGTGGTCAGGGTCTTCAATGTTTGTTTGAATTGTTCTGCAAAGTTCATTGTACATGTTGACTGTGTGAGGTCTTAACTCATCCAAGGAATTGTAATTGTCACCTTCTTTGGGGATTATTTTATTGATGGCGGGCATCATTATAGATTCAAGTATTTTGGAAAGTTTCAACAATGAACTAGAATTTAGAAGCCTATAAAATCTTTGAATCTTGACTATTATTCTCTCTGTGCACACACCCCAATTTGCTCTGTGAAGAGCCAACTCATGCTCTGTTTCTGGGTTTATTTCATGTTTTGCTGGCTCAGATTTGAATTTAAGCACACATGCAAAACATCTATTGTCAACATCAAGAATGAAAGATTTTGCATCATCAATGAGGTTGTTCATTTTAGAAATTGATGGGATTGATGATGTTATATCAACAAAAAATATGTTCAAGTTTGAGTCCATCATTGTGATGTCTGAGGATGTTGGGAAGGAGCTTGAAAATATTGAGTCCACATCAAGCACTTTGAAACTAGAGCTCATTGATAATGCAAATTCTAACGCTTTGATACAGTGACTGATCTTAGATTCCCAATTAGCAAAATCTGACATTTGATTCTTTGCATACCATTTCTCCCATTTGAGAAGCTTGACCCTATTAGTTTCACTAGGTTCCAAACATGATTTGACTAGATCCAAAGAATCTATCATTTCATTCTCGCTTAAATAAGCCCTCTCAATCATCTCTGATCTAAGCTTGTAAGAGCTTCTAGATTGATCTTTTTTGACTTCCATGATCATATCAGCCTCAAGTTTGTAAAAATCTTTGGGGATCTTTTCATTGATTTCAATCATATTTGAGGTTGCAAATTGATCATCTGGTTCATCATCCTTCATGTCAAACCATGATTCTGAAGGTTTGACCTTATTAGGTGCACCAATAATGAGCTTAGATCTTCTTTGACTCATGGCTTTTGTTCTCTTCAATTATGTTTACTGGTTTTTCTCTGAATATTTGTTTTCTTTATAGCGAATTTTG